ACTCTCACTGCTCTAGGTAATGCACCTCCTGGTTTGTCTGTCAATTGGCACAGACTACCCAAGGAAACAATGATAAACATGGTGGGCAAACTCTCAGATGGAAGCCCATTAGCGGAGTTAATGCAAAGATACGGTGATGAAGCATCCAAGGGCATTTCCGATGCTCTGACAGTTGGAATTGCCACAGGACAGAACCCCCGAAGAATTGCGGCATTATGCAGAGCAGCCTTTGGTAAGGGCTTGGATAACATCCTTGCCATCTGCCGAACCGAAACATTGCGAAGCTACCGCACAACCTCTCTTGAAAGTTACCGTGCCAATTCTCATGTTGTTGATGGTTGGATATGGCATTCAGCCCTTGGTAAATACACTTGTGCTGCTTGTTGGAGTAAGCATGGCAGTTTCCACACCTTGGATGAAGAACTTAATGACCATGTATGCGGCAGATGTGCCCGTATCCCCAAAACCAAAAGCTGGCAGGAACTCTTCCCGAATGTTGACCTATCGGGCATTAAAGAAACCTCTGTTAATATCGTTTCGGGTGCTGATGAATTCGGTTGGCTTCCCGATGAAACACAACGCTTTATCTTAGGGAAAACCAAGTATGAAGCTTACAAGGCTGGCATACTCGATATAAGAGATATCGCAGGTATTCAGAAAAGCGAAGTATGGGGTAACGCAGTCAGAATTAGAAATTTGGATGAGTTGGGGCTTAGAAACTGGAAGTCCGAAACTCCCCCTCCTCCACCCCCGAAGACGCCTCTGACACCACGCACACATTTATCTTCTGGCAGTCTAAGGCGGCAAATTGCAGGTCTTTCAACGGAAGAACAGAAGAGCATAATATCTCAATATGTCCAGTCTCGAAGCACCCGCCGTGCATCATCAGTTCTAGCGCATGGAATGGACTATGCGGAACCAATGAAGCGTATCGAGTGGGAAGGTATCAAGTATCACTACTCAGGTGGTATTCAGCCCGTAGTAGATACAATTCACCAACTGGCAACCAGCCCCAGGATACCTAGAGCATTAACTAAGCATACAACGGATGTATTCTTCAGCAGCCAAAGGAACAAGCTTGATATATACTGGGAACAGGAATACGGCATTCCCGACTTTATATCATTGGCAACTGGTGGAGATGGCAGAATAGTTGTCTATAATAGTAGATATCTGAAACTCGATAGCATGGCCCATGAGATGGGGCACAACCTTGCCAAGGCGGTATACGGAACAACTAAGTCACCGTTCACTTCTGACTTTGGAGCAGCCGTAGCAAGCGGGGAACCTTCCGTTTCTAGCTATGCTAGAAAGAGTATAGCCGAAGACTTCGCCGAAAGCGTTAGTGTCTATATCACCGATGCCAAACGGCTGAAGGCCAATGCTCCAAAGAGATACGCAGTAATAAACAAGCTGATAAAGGACAGAACCTATGCAGGATAACACAGAACAGCGGATAGACAAGCCTACCCCGAATGGTGGGGCATATAGTATTGCCTACTTCAGGGATGCCAACGGAAACCCCACAACCAAAGACAAGGCTGTTTCCGTTGAAATATGCGAGTTTTCCGCAGATGATGAGTGCATAGCCACTACATACGGAGAAATTGCTCCACAGTCCAAATAACAGCCCTAATACACTCGATATTTAAAACAATGGCGGCGGGATCTCGCCGCCATTGTCCATTCATCCCCCAACAACAATGGAGCATGCGCATGCTCCACACCTCATAATTCACCCCGAAAAGGAAACCTCCAAAAATGGCAGATGAAGCTCAGGTAGCAACAGAAGCTACACAGTCTGTTGAACAGACACCCACAACTACACAGGTTGTAGAAGCCCCCAAACCTCAAGTTCAAAGCTCTGGAAGCAATGAACCTACCCCGCAGACTTTTTCACTCGAATATGTGCAGGAACTCCGAAAGGAAGCAGCCAGCCATAGAACCAAAGCCAATGACTACGAAAAGCAGTTGACTACAGAACGAGCGGAAAAGGAAGCATTGGCAAAGCAGTTAAGTGGCTTACATGCAGAACGTAAGGCAACGAACACCAAAGCGGCAATTAACAAGGTTGCATCGGAGCATGGCGCAATTGATGCTGATGTAATTAGCTTGCTTTTGAAGCCCGAAGAACTCCAATTGGATGATAACGGCACACCGAATGATGAAGCCTTAAAGACTGCAATTGAAGCCCTTAAAACTGCAAAACCGCACCTCTTTAATGGTTCCAGCCCCTCAACAATGAATTCCAATATTGACGCTGGAACTCGTGGCTCTGCCCCACTCAATTATGACCAGTTATCCAATATGAGTATGGATGACTACTTAAAAGCTACTGGCAGAAAGAAGTAATTCCCCCTCAAAACTACCTCTCTAGGAGAAATTGAAACATCATGGCTAACACCCTACTTACCCCTCAGATAATTGCAAGGGAAACCCTCATTGCCCTTCAGAACAACCTTGTTCTTGGCAATTTGGTATACACCGACTATAGCGGCGAATTTGCCCATGTTGGTGACACCATTACTGTTAGAAAACCCGCAACTTTCACTGCTGTTGAAGACACTGGAACTACAACCTACCAGGACATTACAGAAACTGGTGTTGCAGTTAAAATGGACAAGCTCGTTACCGTTCCTGCGCAGATAACAGCCAAACAGTTAAGCCTTAGCATTCAGGATATCAACTCCCAAGTTATTCAACCTGCGGCCCGTGCCATTGCACAGAAAGTGGATGAATACATTGCTGGTTTGTATGCCGATATTCCTTACCACTACAAGGCTTCCAGCACTCCTGCTATTTCCGATATTGCAGGTGCTCGAAAAGTCCTCAATATCAACAAAGCTCCATTTGAAGACAGAAGCATTGTCTTTGACCCTAACGGTGAAGCCGCTTACGGCGTATTAGACCAGTTCATTAAGGCCAATGAAGTTGGTGATGCACAGAACGTACGTAATGGCGTTATGGGCAGAATTTTGGGCCTTAGCAGTTACTTAGACCAGAATATCAAAACCCACACAAAGGGAACTTGGGCTTCTGGAACAGCAACATTAACTGCTGATGCAGGTGCAACCTCTGGCACTGTTGCTGCTGGTGGAAACGCTAAGAAATTCGTCAAAGGCGATATCTTCACCTTGGAAAACGTTGCTGGCAGTTACGTTGTAACCGAAGAAGCAACTACGGCTGCTGATGGTAGTGGAACAGTGAAGTTCTATCCTGCTCTTCCTGCTGCTGTTTCTGGTGTCAAAATGACTATTGTTTCTAACGGCAGTGATATTCAGAACTTGGCATTCCACAAGAACGCTTTCGCTTTAGTCTCAAGACCAACCGAGCAGCCTTTAGGTGGAGTTAATTCCGAAGTTATCAACTACGGCGGTTTTAGTATCAGAGTTATCTACGGATATGACTTCGGCGCAAATGCTAACCTTATCCGCTTTGATATGCTTTGCGGCGTAAAGACCCTTTGCCCTGAATTGGCAGTAAGGCTTATCGCCTAATTCCCTTCGTTTCTATGGGGCAGATGAAACACTCTGCCCCTCTTCCCCCCTCTAAGGAGTAACACATGGCCCCAACCATAACCCAAGTAGCTCAAATATCTGGTGCTGTTCCTAATGATATTATCTATCAGAACAGTGCCTATGCCCCTGGAGCAGCCACAGCGAATATTGACATTCCACTGCCCGAAACCCTCAACCCTGGCAGCCTGTATATCATCAGCATAGAGAACACCAGCCCCTCAAATAACTTTACCGTGGTTGTCCAGAATAAGGAAACGTTCGGCACAGCCAAATACCCCGAACTCACAAGGTTTATAGTTCCTGCCAGTATAGCTAAGTCTGTATTAGTCCAGGGCTGGTTTATCGGAGAAGCAGGAAGGCTGGCATTATCGAGCGACTACGGCAACATCACCGCATCCATTCGAGTAAGAAAGGCTTAAACCAATGGCAGGTAGTGGCCCAACACCAATTATAAACACGGCAATTCCCGCATTTGCGAAAAGCCAGCCAATGCCGTTATATCCAGCAAAGCAAGGTAATACGTGGTTTGCAGACTTCCGAGCATCTCAGATGGTGCCAAGTGACTGTAATTTACAGGATGGATATGCAAGTGCTGGTGAGCCTGGAAACGGGCTTCATATTACAGGTGATAACAGCTACTGGACTACGCTTTATTTGCCGATAAGCGCAGACAATTTTGATGCTGAATTTCTATGCAGAATGAACCAATTGGGCGGCTATTATCCTTACTGGTATTGCTTTAGTTGGGCTAAAACTCAGTATTCCACCAATTATTGCTACATAGTCCGTGATACAGGCAGTGTTGAGTTAATTGACCAGGACTTAGGCTTTTCAGTCGGATACTACAATATTAACCCGTTCGACTGGAACAAGTTCACTTTCCGAGTATTGGGCTGTAGTGCTGGTATCTACATCAATGATGAGTATATCCAAGAACTCAGTTACGATGAACTCAACAATCCCGTATGTGGCAATATCATATCCATTCAGGGCACAGGTGATGGTAACGAGAACTTGAGCATGGACATTCAATACATTGGAATTCGGGAGTTGTAATAATGAGCATAAACTACTACGTTGTTCCAATGACGCCCAAGGACAGATACGGCATTAGACGCCCCGAACTCCCGCAACCTATCACATGGAAAGGTAAGCCAGATGGAACCACCTACCTGATAGCCAGCAGGGAAACGGCAGATACTCTTACTCCCCTTACCCAAGAGCAGCTAACGGCAGAATGCCAAAGTAGAGGCTTAGACCTGGAAGCCGTCTTAAACTGGCTGTAAGGACATTCACCATGACACAAGAAGAAGCAATTACATATATATCCTTCTACCTAGACCCCGCATCCGAACCTGCTCTATCCTCTGCCGACCTGACCGCCTTAGTGAATGCATGTAAACGTGCTGATGATGATGGAAACGCCCCCTCCGATGATGCATGGGCGCCCACTTATTCCCTCAATGCCGCTATTGCTCAGGGATGGAGAATTAAGGCGAGTAGACTTGCAATGGCTTACGATATGGCAGATGACGGCATATCCCGCAGACGCTCACAGATGATAGAGCACTGCCTTAAAATGGCTGCTGAATTCGATAAACAGAGCATTGGAGTTGTTCAGGTTCAGGGCACTGACTTTTTAGACTGGATAGGTTACTAAGATGCTGGCAATTTCTGAAAATGAACTATCTTCTCTTCGGGCTGAAATAGCATCCACCTTTGATACTGGCTGCTCGATACTCACCAAAACCACGAGCAGAGGAAGTGCGGGAAGTATTAAAACGAGCTATGTTTCCACTCCTTCCAGATGCCGAATTGACGCCAAAACTCCGCAGGTTGTCCAGGCAGGTGAGGCCACCAACTATGTAATACAGTGGCAAATAACCATTCCTTACAACTCCAGCATCAGTACGGGCGATAAGATAGCAGTTAATAATATTGAGTATCAAGTTATTGCTGTTAGGCCATTTCCATTGTTCATCAGAGCAATTTGTATTACCCTCTAAGGATATCCCGCATGACGCCAGCAAACACCCCCGAACAATTCCCCAAGTCAGACCATGACTTGCTTATCACCCTCAATGCCAAGATAGACCTGTTCCTAGACAAGCTCGAAAACATCCCCTCCAAATGCATTATGCATGATGAAGAGTTCAAAGCTCAAAAAGTAGAAACTGACACCTTAAAGGACAGGATAAAGAAAGTAGAAGACACCCTCACTATCAACTACAAGCTGGCAGTTGGAGCGGCACTTACGGCCTTTGGCACATTGGCGGCAGGTATTATCCTCTTCTTCATTACGCACCCGATATAGCCCCATGTCCATCACCATTGAAACCACTATTGACCGCAGTAAACTAGTAACCCAAGCCCTCCAAGAAGCCGCTAAGCTTGCCATTACCAAAGCTTGTTTTGACACCCAAGCCAAGGCACAGGCGATAGTTCCCGTGGATACTGGTAACCTCAAGAACTCCATCCAGGTTGACTTATCCGAACTGGAGGAGCTTTCAGGGGAAGTAGTTCCACAGGCAGAGTATGCCGTTTATGTGGAATTCGGCACATCCAAAATGCCAGCACAACCTTACATGACACCAGCAGCCGAAGAAGTTGGAGCTTCATTTGTTGAAGTAATGGAGCGTCTTATGGCCGCAGAATTAGGAAACTAACCGATGAACTCACACACAGCAACAGAAACGATGATAGCGGCTGAATTCATCAATAGTATTCTCAGTAATGATGAAACACTGGCTGGTATCGTGGGCACTTGCATTTATAACACCATTGCCGATATCAAGGCTGGAAGCCCCTACATCATTTTCAATGTGCAAGCTCCAGGTAAAGACACCGTTGTACTTGGCGGCTTTAGGCTTGCATCCAACCCCGTTTTCCAAGTCAAGGCTGTCGGCAAGGATGTTGTCTTTGAAGACCTGAATGCCATAGCCAACCAGATAGATATACTTCTGCATAATGCCGCTGGCACAACATCAGACGGCAGAGTGTTTTCTATTATTCGAGATGCCCCTATTCAATACGTTGAACCTGCCAAGGATGGTGGATACTTCTACCATTTAGGTGGGCTTTACAAGGTAGTAGTTCAAGCCAATTAAGGCTTGCTTTCAATTCCCCCTTTTCACCTCTACATCATTACACCCCGCAAGGAGACACCCCTAATGGCTGAACGCATCACCTCTAAACAGTTAGTTCAGGTTGGTAAAGAAGGCACTACTGGTGCTGGAACCGCCGCAACCACACAGCTAACTGGTATTAAAATTACACCCACTCCCAAGCTCGAAATGCAGACATACACGCAACAGGGAAGACTGTTCCCTACCGTTGTTGCACTCGGAAAAGACTACACCGAATTCAAGATAGACGGCTACCCCGTCTATGAAGAATTGGACTTCATTTTCGGCAGTTGCCTTTGCACTGGAGCAAGCGGAGTATATAGCCCCAAAACCGACCTTGTGAATGCTCATGACACTTACGTTGTTGAAATTGGTAATGCCACTCAATGCGAAGAGTTCAATTATGCGGCAGTTACGGGCTTTACATTCAAGCACACCCGTAATTCCATTGACCTTTCAGGCGAAGGAATAGGCGGTAAAATTGCCACAGGTGCTTTCACTGCGTCATTATCACCAGCGGCAACCATTACACCTATCCAGCCCAAAGACGTTAGCGTAAAACAGGATGGAACCACATTAAGCCGTGTATTTGAGGCTGAAGTCAAAGTATCTGGAACATGGAAACCAGTCTGGACTTTGGACGCATCCGAAGATAGTTATGTTGCTTTGGTGGATGCCAACCCCGATGCAACCGTAACCCTCAAGCTCGAAGCAGACAGCACGGGTGTTACATTCCTCAATGCCGCAAGAACAGGCAACGCTACAACGGTAATTGATATTGTTGCCAGCAACGGCACAAAGTCATGCACTATTTCATGTGTATGCAAGGTTAAGGAAGTCCAGAGCTTTGAAGATGAAGACGGAGTATACGCAGTTTCTTATGTGCTCCAGGTAGTATATGACCCTGCCAAGACCTACGCCATTAAAGCCACAGTAGTATAAACCCACCCCGAAACAATGAGGCTCAGTGCGTAATGTGCTGAGCCTACACCCCACAGGAGAAGAACATGCCCATCAAATTATCAGACCTTACAAAACAGGTGAAAACCATCCCCGTCAAAGCAGATGACTTGGAGTTTCACATCACCTATAAAACGAACTTCTACACGCCCAAGGTTGAAGCACTTGTAATAGGGCTTACCGAAGATGATGCTCCACTTGCGGCAAATGTAAAGATACTTGCCGATGCCCTTGTTAGTTGGGATATCACCGATGATGACGGCAACGAAATAAAGCCCACAGAGGAAGTGTTAAGCCAGCTTGGAGTTGGTTTTCTATCGGCGGTATTCCAGGCCATTGCAGAGGCTTCCAGCCCAAAAAAAGTGAACTCCGAGAGTTAAGACGCTGGCTTGCCACTAATGGCGGCATGGGCGAATGCACGGAGTATTTCCCTCTTATCCGAGCAGCAAAATACCTGCAAGTTCCACCTTGGGAACTCTTCGAGCAGCCCACTTGCTGGATGGAGTGGGCTTTGATATGTGAGCAAGCCGAAACATACGCCCAAAACCAAGCAAATAATTAGTAACCATCCCCAACTCATCCCCTCTTAGGAACCCCCGCAATGCCACTTCTTAAAGACTTAGTTGTTCGTTTTCGAGCAGACATAACAGCCGTAGATAACGGAATTCAAACCCTTAATGCCAAGCTAGACGCCAATAATAAAGCCCTTCAAAGCAAGTATGGTGCTCTATCGAGTGGGCTTCAACAGATGGGCACTGCCATGACTTTGGGTGTAACCGTGCCCTTTGTTTTGTTCGCAAAAAACAGCATTGATACCTATGCCCGTTTGGATGCCTTGAAGAAAGGCTTAGTTGCTGTTACAGGCAGTAGCTCAGAAGCAGCCCGTCAACTTAAAGACCTAAAGGAAGTTGCCAGACTTCCAGGCTTGGGCTTTGAAGAAGCAGTCAGAGGTGCAACACAGCTTCAGGCGGCTGGAATGAAGGCCAATGAAGCAAAGCAAGCAATGCTCCAATTCGGCAATGCAATTGCTCAGATAGGTGGTGGAAAAACAGAACTTGGGGCTGTAATGCAGCAGTTAATGCAAATGCGAAGTAACGGCAAAGTAATGACCGAAGACCTCCGCATTATAAAGAATTATGCCCCTCAGATATCCAAGGCAATGGAAGCCGCTTACGGCACTTCCAACGCTGAGCAGATACAGAAGAAGGGCATTGGAAGCCAAGAGTTCATTAACCGAATGTCTCAGGAACTCTCCAGGCTTCCAAGGGTAACGGGCGGCCTAAAGAATGACCTGGAGAACTTGGATGATGCATTCAACACCCTTAAAGCTAATGTAGTTCAAGCCGTAGCAGGAACCGTATCAGGGCTGATAAACAAGGTTTCTGCCGCAGTTACATGGTTCAATAACCTTGGCACTGCTGGCAAACGCATGATAGTTGGAATTGCCGCTGGTCTAGCTGGACTTGGCCCCGTGCTTCTTATATTATCCAAACTCCCCTCCATTTGTTCGGGCGCATCCTTAGCCATTAAAGGCTTGGGAATTGCGTGGAAGTGGCTTAGTGCTACCTTTATAGCTTCCGAAACCACAAACCCAGTTGGCTGGATACTCTTAGCTATTACCGCAGTCATCGGGCTTATTGCCCTTATAGTGAAATACCGCAACCAGTTAGGCTTAACTGATGGAGTTCTAAAGCAGGTCAAGACAACCGTAATGGGCGCATTCAGAACGGCATGGGAAGCAGTGAAACCCGCAATAACTGCCGTCTGGAACCTTATTAAGCAGGTGTATGATGCCTGTGCCCCCATTCGTAAGTTTGTTCAGGGCTTAATAATTCAGAATTGGAAGATGCAGTTTGAAGCCCTTGTTCTAGTGCTCAAAGCAGTGGCTTGGGCTGTAACCAAGGTTGCCGAAGCATTCAAGCCTGTAATTGATAATGTCACCGAAGCAATTAACAAGCTTACCGAGTTCCTGCACCTTAAGACCCAGGCCACAACAAGTGGCGGCATGAGCTTATTAGAGCTTAATGTCAAAACGGCAATAACCGCCATTAAAGCAAGCATACAGTATATGTATGAGTTCAAAAAACGCCAGCAGGAAGCAACCCAAACAGCTATAACTAACGCCAAAGCCCGAATGGATGCAATTAAGCAGGAGATGCAAGCAGAACGTGAAAAGTGGCTTGGAATGGCTGGCTTTTCCTCTCTTCGTAGTATGTGGCAAAAGCAAATGGAAGTTGGAACCAAGGAACGCTTAACCCCCGAAAGCCGCAAACCATCCAACCAGGAATACAACGAGCTTGTAAAGCACACCAAAATGCTGGAAGAAAATAATAAATTCCTCAAACAGCAAGTAGCCGAATGGCAGAAGACCATAAGCTACGCCAAAGCCCGTTAAACTCCATCCCTCTTTATCTCCCCCGAAAGGACACCCCGCATGGCTATCACCCTCCAGAAACGCAGGTTTCATAGAACTAATAAGGAACTCAGGGCAACGGTAACTTATGCCTCTGATAACTGGTATGCAGACGTTGAACCGTGGAGTTCTGCCCTGCCAACTATCGGCTGCTCTTACAGCACCACGTATCCAGACCTGATATGCGTAGATATTAACGTTGATGATGAAAACGTGCATGGGGCACTTGTCACCTGCGAGTTCTCCAACTTGGGCTTCTACGGTGAAGACTTTTGGAGCGTTTCTCATGACTACAGTTGTGAAGTCTTGGACACCACCAAAGGGATGATATGGGAGGATACGGGCACATCAGTTGAAATTCCCGTTTCCACCATCATGCCCATTGATGAAATAACTATCAGCGGCAAGGTATCCACTGCCCCAAGTTCCGCTATAAAGTCTGCCGAAGGCAAGCTCAACAATGCAACGTTTCTTGGGTATCCCGCTGAGCAGGTAATGTTTGAGGGAGCACACACCGACTGTGATATTGACGAAAACGGCAACATCACCAACTACATAGTTGAGTATAAATTCCTTGCAAGGCAGAGAAGTCATAATGAGGCACTAAGGGAAGCCAAGATAAAGCTCGTGGATGGTATGCCGCAATACTACCAATGCACTGACCCCGACAAGCCCAACTACACAACCGACGCCACACAAGA